CTGCAGCCTAGCCAGCGAATTCAAATGGCATCCAGTCAGCAAATTGGTGGGGAACGTTCGAAACCAAAGTGAAGACCTGATAAAAAAAATATCGATCTAGTGGGAAATATCTTTGGTGCCGTGCTGCAGGTTGAAGGCCTGCGGCAAGTGTCCGTCCAGCTCACCTTGCATATCGCCAATAAAGCAAATTTTTGAATTCGCGGGTGCTTTTTTTAATGTTGCTTTGATTTTGTTTCGTAGCGGAGTTTCACCAAGCTTGAGCTCTTGGACAATCAGAACTTCATTGCTTCCGAGCGGTAGGTTGGCCAACGACTCAAAAGCTGCTTGACCTACCAGTGTCATGTGGGGCTCACCGTTCCGCAGTTCGCCACCAGACCAGCAGCAATAGTATTTTTTGCGGTCATAATCGACTTCAAAAACCATGAAATTCATTTGTTGCCCCGGTCGGGAGCCCATTTGCTCCTGAATCTTTTGAAGCGTTGGCTCTTCCGGCTTAGCCCCTCCGATCAGGGTTGTCTTGATCGTTGGCATAACTCCTCCAATGAGTGCACGATAAGAAAGCCTACTGATATCATTATGCCAGCGAAAGCTCAATATACAGGTGCTAGAACAGCTGCCCTAGCGGGGCCGGATCCCAGTTCATAATCACTAGCTCACCCGTCACATCGGCCTTGCCCTGCCGCTGGTTCGTGTTGCTATAGCGGATATCCAGGCACTCGAAGTGGAAGCCGTCAAAAGCACGCCGGATGTCTGGATGGTCGTTAATGCTGACCATCACCTTACCCTTGCACCCCCGCATGAATTCGGCCATGCGCTCGTATTCCTCGAAGGGGAAATCCACGCCGTAGCCGGCGGTCTGCCAATAAGGCGGGTCCATGTAGAAAAACGTGTGTGCTCGATCGTAGCGCTCGGCGCAGGCGAGCCAGGACAGGTTCTCGACGTAGGTGCCGGCGAGTCGCTGCCACGCGGCGGATAGGTTCTCCTCAATACGCAACAGATTGATGGCCGGCCCGGTGGTTGCGGTACCGAACGTCTGCCCGGTGACTTTGCCACCGAAAGCGTGCTGCTGCAGGTAGAAGAACCGGGCAGCACGTTGGATGTCCGTCAGCGTTTCGGGACGAGTCATCTTCTGCCACTCGAAGATCTGGCGAGAGCTGAGCGCCCACTTGAACTGGCGCACGAACTCCTCCAGGTGGTTCTGCACAACGCGGTAAAGGGTGACCAGGTCACCATTGAGATCGTTCAGCACCTCCACCGGGGCGGGCTGGGGACGCATGAAGTACAACGCGGCTCCGCCGGCGAAGACTTCGACATAGCATTCATGAGGGGGGAATAGAGGGATCAAGCGGTCGGCCAGGCGGCGTTTGCCACCCATCCAAGGAATGATTGGAGAGGTCATAGGTATGCAAGTCTTTACTGTATGAATAAACAGGTGTTAGGCTCGCCGCGCTTTGTGCACAAGGCAGAGGCCACGGCTGGACTTGCAGGAAGGGTCTGCGGGTTCGGCGGGCCGGGCTGGATGTTGGCGCATCCACCCGGCTCGCCTCTTTTCACTTGGTGGCTTCGCGAACGTAGGCCTGGCAGGCCTGCAGCGCGATCAGTCCCCGGTCACCTTCATCGGTGATGGCGACAATTCGTTGAGCATGCGCTCGGTCAAGTTGGGCACGTACGGCTCCATGAACCACGCCTCCGGTGCTGGTGGCTTCTCGCACCCCACTGTCACAACCCGGGGTGGCAAAGGCTGCAGTGTCGACAAGGACTGACAGCCGTAAATCAGCGGTAGCAAGCCGGTCACGCAGACGAGCCTGAGTCTGTTGAGCATCGTTCATTTCCTTCCAGTGCGTTTTGGTCAGATCCTTCAGGCGAGCCTCCAGGGCGCGACGCGCTTCCTGCTGCTCTGCGAGTTGGTCGAGCGCTGCTGCTGCGGCTTCCTCACGCTCACGGCCATGCGCGCGGTCTTTGTCCGCCAATTGCTTGTCGTAATCATCGGCCTGCTCTGCGAGCTGCGCTCCGAACGCGTTGGCCTGCCAAACCCAAGCCGCCCTGGCGCCGATGGCACACGTGATCACCAGCGCTGCCAAGACTATGTGGCGAGTGCCCCAGGCGCTCACTGCAGCACCTCGAGTGCCCGTTTGTAGATGGCCTTTCGATCCTCCAGCCCATTAGTACCGCCGTTGATCCGCCTGGTGATGGCGAGGATGTCGCCCTTATCGGCCAAGCTGTTCAAGCCTTCCCTGTGCCAAAACCAGCCAGCAGACAGCGAGGCATAGACCGGCTGTTCGAGCAGCTCTGGTGTGTTGAGCAGTCGGCTGTCGCCGAATAGCGCCTCACTGCAGGCTTCATAGTTGTCGCGACCTGTAACCTGGATGAGCCCTCGACCACGGTAGAGCTGACCATCGCCATCAGCTTGCGGCGTATTGCCCAGGCGTTGTGCCAAGCGGCCGGTGTCGTACTTCGACAAGTAGCTATCACTACCGAGTTCACGCAGGTACAGGAACTGGCCAGACTCGTGCCCCACCTGGGCGAGAAACGCTGCCATGCGCAACCGCGTGATGATGGCGTACTTGCCCATGGTGGCATTGAGGCCGGGAACAAAAACGCCGGCTTTGCGGCCGGCGTTCGGGAGGATCTGCTGCAGCTGTTTTTCAGTGATCGGCATTGCTTATCTCCGTAAAGGTCACGCCGGGGAAACATCCACCGTACGCAATGGTTGGGTTTCTTTTTTCTTCTTGCCTTTGGCGGTGGCCTTGCCCTTCTTGCCACCGTTACATTCGACGGTGGTGGTCCAGCCCGAAGCGGTAAACACCTGCTCTACGCTATCCACCAGGTACTCGCCATCGAGCCCGCTCTTGAAGCCCTGGGCGTTGATGGTCCGTTCGGCAAACAGGTCGGTACGCCCGACCATTTCCAGGCGAACGGCGGCGGTGCTGCGGTTGAACGCGGCCAGCCGCGCCTTGGCGGCCTGCTCGGCGGCGCTCTTGTTGGGGTAGATATGGCGGTCAGTGTGCACGCTCGGCAGGCCGGTGGGGGCGTCGTCGTTGCCCAGCTCCACCACGTTCAACTTGCCGGTGGCCTTGTCCTGGTGCTGGGTCTTCACCGCCTTCTGCGTGCTGCGGTCGCCCAGGCGGAACGAATAGCGGCTCACATCGGCGCGGCTGATGGTGACGGTACCGATTGCCTTGCCGCTCGCGCTCTGCCCGCCCTGGCGCGGCAGCACCACCAGCTTGCCGTTGGCCACCTTGGCGGTGCAGTCGTACTGCTTGGCCAGGCGGGTAATGAAATTGAAGTCGGATTCGTTGCGCTGATCGACGCGCGGCACCTTGGTTTGCACCGTGCAGCCCGGCTCCCAGCCATTGCGAGCGGCCACATCGCTGACGATCTTGGCCAATGCCACATCCTCCCAGCTGCCGCTGCGGGTGGTCTTGCCGCTGCCGCGCATGTCGCTGGCCTTGCCGCGTAGGGTGATGGTGTCCGGCGGGCCGGTCACCTCGACCTCGTCCACGGTGTAACTGCCCAGGCGCGCCATAGCCTGTGCGCTATAGCCTAGAAAGACCTCGATCTTGGCCCCGCGCGAGGGCAACGTGACGGCCTGGGCGCGGTCGTCAATGCGCAGCTCGAATTCGTCCGACTCCATGCCGGGCTTGTCCGAGGTGCGCAGCAGCAACAGGCGATCATTGATCAGCGCGGTAATGTCCTTGCCATCCGCGACGATTTGAAAAACGGGCTTCATGGGAATGCTCCAGAAAAGAAAAACCCCGCACAGGGCGGGGTTCGTTACGCGTAACGCGGGATCAATCCCACAAGGTGACTTGCTCGGTCTCGGCCACTGTCAGGTCCGGCAGGTAGATCAGCACGCCAGCGCGATACGGCTGCGCCTCCTCGGCCAGGCCCTGATTGGCCTGCAACACCGCCTCGACGGTACCCACCAGGGTGCCGTAGTAGGCGTGGCACAGGCTGTCGAGCAGGTCGCCCTCAGACGTTCTGCATGTCATTGCCATAGGCGACAAACTCCAGGTTAAAGCCCTGCTTGCGCGGGATGCCGCCAGGCAGCAGCGCCCCCTGCTCCTCGTCCACGCTCAATAGGCACCAGGTACCCAGCACCTCACCGTAACCCGTGGTCAGGGTCAGCGGCTGCAGGCGCCGGCCGATGCTGCGCAACTCGTTCAGCTGGCCGATACCGCCCCGGAACAGCGGGAAGATCGCACCCTTGATCGTCAGCTTGTCCTCACCCTGCCCCACCGCCTGCTGCGCAATCTCACGCGTCAGGCGCTCCTGCCCGGCCCAGCGGAACGCGGTCTTGCGCGTCAGCTCATCAAACGCGGCCGTGTCCAGGTTGAAGTAGTAGGGCTTAAGCTTCGGGTCTTGCGGCTGGATGATCAGCAGATGCGGGAACGGCTTCACCGCCTCGGCCGCCGGCGTCATGTCGGCGCCGAGC